GGGTAAAAGTACCTATAGTATATGGGAATTTAAAGGCGGCGTATATTGCCACCATAAATTTATACGCCAAGTTTGGAAACGTAAGCGAAACGCTAGCGGGCAGTTTTTACCAAACGACGGGCTTAAAAACGATACCGAGGTAAGTAGCAATACAAGAGGAACTGGGATAACAAACCCAAGAGGGTGGCGTAAGTCTAGTACCCCAACTATAGACCTACCAAATAGAGGCAGTTTAAAACATAAAGGCAAATAAATGGCACTACCTACGCAAGTAATTTTTATAGATGCGGACTATATAAAAGCATATAGCCAAACGGGCGGAAACATAGACGAAAAATATTTTCTACCCGCTATACTAACCGCTCAAGACAAGTACCTACAACCAATACTAGGTACTAATTTATATAGCTATTTAAAAACTAATATAGCCGCTTTACCTACCGCCTACGCTACTCTAATGAATGAGTATATAAGACGGGCGACGATGTACTGGGCTCTAGTAGAATTATACCCATACCTATCAAATAAAATACTTAATAGCTCTATAAGCCAAATAAGCGGCGACAACGCTACGCCTATCTCTAAAAGCGAGGTAGATAGCCTTATAGCTAAAGAGCGAAACAATGCGCAGTTTTATAGCGAGAGACTTATAGACTACTTACAAAACAATACAAACACACTTAGCGAGTATAACAACGGTAGCGGCTCAGATATGACCCCTATAACTACAATATACTACGAGAACGGTTTAACCATATCGGGTACACCAAGACGAACGGGGTACGACTATATGAAAGGATGTTGTTAAATGGGTAGACCTAAAGGCAGTAAAAACAATAAAGACAAATACGAGGTACTACTAAAACAGTACCTAGTTAAAAAGGGTAAGAAATGCACGAAAAAATAGACACGGTACTTTTTAATAGTATAAATGTAGGTGCTATAGGTATTACCTTTATAGATATAGAGCAAGCTTTAACAATACTTTTATTGTCTACGGCTTTACTCTATAATATTAAAAAGCTACTTGACAAATGAGATATTTTAAAGCGAACGAGTTTACTTGTAACGGCGTTAACTGTTTCGATAAAATGCAACCTAGCACGCTAGAGCTTTTAGACGATGCTAGACACTACGCAAAAATACCCTTTAGATTAAATAGTACTTGGCGCTCGGATGCTTGGAATAAAGAAATAAAAGGCGCTAAAAATTCGGCGCACTTGCGAGGCTATGCGGTAGATATAAAATGTACCAACTCTATGGATAGATTTACAATTATAAAAGCTTTACTAAAAGCGGGATATACCCGTGTAGGTGTGGCGTCAAGTTTTATACATTGCGACAACGACCCAAGCCTAGCGGCGGGGGTTATATTTCTATACTAATGGGGTGGCAGTTATCTATTGGCTTTTATACGGGCGTACTTTTAGGCGCTTGTTCACAAAAATATAAAGACGGGGTAGGACATTATTTATATATACCTTTTTGTTTCATCGTTTTAGACTTTTATTATGAATGATTTTTTATTAAACAACTGGGGCGAGTTAGTTATAGCCCTTTTAACCTTTGTTAAAGTAGTGGTAAACCTTACACCTACAGAAACAGACAACAAAGTATTTTCTAAAATAGATACTATTATTAACCTATTCGTAATAGACAAGCTAAAAAATGCAGATAAAAGCAATAGCTAATAGTATAGGTAAAATAGCCGACGTTTTTAAAGAGGGACAACGCTCTAAAAAATGGAGTGCAAAGCGTAGCGTTTCGGGTGTACTTTGTACCGCCGCTATTGGCGATATGGCTATTAGTGGTTTAACTGAGCTAAACGTAGTACTAAGCTTTATAGCTGTATTACCTTTATGTTTTACAGTTTTTCAAAAATGAAAACGCCCGATAGTTTTAACCGTATGCGACTACAACCCGACGAGGTAGAGATAGTTAAAAAGTATAGGGCTCAAACTTTAGACAATATAAACGATAACACCGCTTTAGATATACACCTAAAAGAGAGGGGTATAGATAAAAAAGACGTAGTAAGCGTTAAGCACTGGCAGAATATGGGCGGCGAGCTGCGTTTTTCTGTAGTTACAAAGGAAAACATAACCCCAAACGACGTACTAAATAAGATAACCGAGTACGTTAAAAACTACGCCCCTACTTATACCCCTATAATACGAGAAACTAAAGGCGAGTACTTGCTAGTAATAAACCCCGCCGACGTTCATATAGGCAAATATGCAAACCAAGACGAAACGGGCGACGAGTATAACACTAAAATAGCCGTTAAAAGAGTTTTAGAGGGTGTACAAGGGCTTATTAATAAGTCTAAAGGGTTTAGTATAGATAGGGTTTTATTGGTTCTAGGTAACGATATTCTACATATAGATAGCTCTACCTCTACAGTTACAACAAAAGGCACACCCCAAGACACCGACGGCGGTAAGTGGTACGAGTTTTACGACATAGCGCTAGACTTATACGTACAAGTAATAGAGACGCTTAGACAAATAGCACCCGTAGACTGCATACATACAATAAGCAACCATGACGAACAAAGCGGCTTATATTTAGCAAAGACTTTAAAGGCTTGGTTTAGAAACTGCGAAGACGTAAGAGTAAACGCAAAAGCTAAAACTCGAAAGTACTATAAGTACGGGAATAGTTTAATAGGTCTAGAGCACGGCGACGGGGCTAAAGTGGACAACTTACCTCTACTAATGGCAAACGAAAAACCCCAAGACTGGGCAAGTACTACATATAGGTATTGGTATTTACACCACTTACACCACAAAATAAAAATAAAATATAGAGACGCTAAAGACTTTATAGGGGTAACGGTAGAATACTTACGCAGCCCCTCGGGTACGGATTCGTGGCACTCAAAAAAAGGTTATACGGGTGTAAAAAAAGCGGTAGAGGGTTTTATACATTCAAAAAATAACGGACAAATAGCAAGGCTTACGCATTACTTTTAAATTTTTTTATACCTAAACGTAAAATTTATTATACACTTGTGCGGTAAAACGTAAAATTTTATTTACATTTGCGTATGCTTTCGAGATAGGGGGCACGTTCTTTGAAATATTGAAATAGTTATATACGTAAAATGCTACAGACGGCTAGGGTTTACCCTACTAGTACAGACGCTAAGTACTTTAATCGTTAGACCGTATATACTATTCAAATTAGCGCCACAAAGGGCGCCCCTAAATACTTGTTATACTGACGAGCTCGTAAGAGCGAAACGCTAGCCTAACCTCTAGCGTCTATAACTAACTAACTAAAAATCATTTACTATGGAATTTACAGACAACAAAGAAAAATTAATGTTTGAGCTACATAATAGACTTGTAGAAATTACCGCAACAAACAAAGAGTTTAATTTTAAAGAGCAAGCCGACGAGCTTATGCAAATATTCCAAAACATAACCAATAACGACCACACGTACTCGTATAGATGCTTGGTATTTTTACGTAAAAGAATAGGTAAGCTAGAAAAGGCTAACAAACTACAAGACGAGGCTAACGAATTACTTTATAATGTAGAGGACTTTATAGAGCGAGAGCAAAACGTAAACGACTACGAGGCAGAATATGAGCAAGACGTACAAAACGCAATGAGCCACCGAGAGCAATGTAACGCCGACCGTAGCGATATGGTAGCCGCAAAACTAGAGCGGGGCGAGATAGACGAAGAGAACGCCGCCGAGTTAAGAGCGGGGGCTTAATTACTGTTAAACTGACGAGCTCGTAAGAGCGAAACGCTGCCCCCTTGGGCGGCGTCTTTAACTAACTAAATTTATTTATTATGAGAGCAAACACGCACAAAGCTAGACTACTAGACTACTTAAAACAATTCGGTAGTATTACAACCCTAGAGGCTTTTAGAGACTTAGGAAATACAAGACTAGCCGCTACGGTTTTTCACTTACGAAAAGAGCTAAAAGAAAACGGCGAAACTATAGACGTAAGATATAAAGACGTGCC